TATATATTCCTGCCCGAATCCGTGGTATCCATCTGCATTAAAGTACATAAAATCCGCAGGGAATAAATCACGGTTATTTCTGGCTATTTCTATGGCTCTGTAACAATCTGGGGTTATCGTACCGTAATAGGGATAAGCATACGCCGATGTTACTTGTTCCACATTTAAATCAAAATAATCGCATCGGTTTAATACCGTCATTGCCACCGCCACCTTGCCAATCATTTCTTGATTGCCTGCCTCGTGCATCACAATTTGCGCTATTATATCATCATCCGTAAGGTGTACTACTGGTTCGGGCTTTTCTTCTGGCTCTGGCTGTTCTTCCATAATCTGTGGCGTTTCCTGCACTTGCTGTATCGGTTCGCCTATAACCTCAATGGATTCGGTGAAATAATCGGGTAAACTCATTATCAAATACACCAGTATTGCAAATCCTGCAATGCACACGGCATATGTTAAACCAACTGGGATTATATACCACCATTCTTTTCTATTGTCATTTTCTGGGAAACTTGATATAATATTCATCGACATAATCCTTTCTATTTTGCCCCTTGCGTTAAACCGCAGGGGCTTTTTCATACCCTAATATCTTGCCATCGTTGATAATAACGCTGTACCCGTCCTTATAAGCCTGCTCCATATAAGCAACGGTATCATAATCATACTTTACATCCTTGTTTGATATATCTGGGAATATAACATAACGGTCACCCATAAATTTCGATACATAAATTATGCAAAGATAATGCATCATACTGTCCATATCCATAAAATTATCTCTTGGTTCTACCTGCCTTAAAAGCTCGTAATACATTTCGCTACACTTCATTTCCTTTTCCTCCTTATAATCACTACTGGTTCATAATCAAGCGCATCCAGAATCTTACTTAAGGTCGATACCCTTATATCTGCGCCGTTTTCGTACTTGGATATCATTACGTGTGATACACCGCTTGCATTTTCTATCTGCATCTGTCTGATATCCCTACTCTTACGCTCGTTATAAAGCCATTCGCCAAACTGGTTAAGGTCTACCGTCATTTGCTTACCTCCTTTCTAATCGTGTTATATGCCTCTATACGGCGTTTGATTGTATCATCATAAGGAAATATGCTTGCCTGCTTTTCCTCGCCTTTAATAACGCTTTCAAGGGATGTTACGCTTATCCTGTTAAGTTCATCTTCCCTTATGCCAGTTATCTGTAATGCTTCTGCTATGCTCATATTCTTTCCTCCTACTGGTTGGGGGCTTATGCCTCCCAACCGATTTCCTTTCTAAACTTTGCCTGCTGTGGTGAATACTTAAAATAGTTCATAGCATTTTGTAAGTCTGTCGATGATACACCGTACATCTTCTGTAAATTATTAAAATTGAAATTGTAAAGCTTTCCACCCTGTGCGATGATTGCATTTTTTACTTCTGCTCTTAATTCCTTAACTGTCATTTTTCTTACCTCCTAAATGTGTGGCGTGGTTGCCTTGTAAGTATATATTAACACACACTCGGGCATATTGCAATACCTTTTTTAATATTTTTTAATTATTTTTCATTTCAATAGTTTTCTGTACCATCGCCTGTACTTCTAACGGCATAGCATTAAATTCTGTATCCCTTTTTTGCATCGTTGCCACCCTGTTTTTAAAATTACTCTGTATCACCGAATCTATAACCTCGCTTTCAAGCATCGCCCATTCCCTTAACTGTCCTGCATCACCTACCAATCTTTTCGCCATCGGGGAAAGGGTTTCAAAATCTTCCTCGGCGTGGTAAATACCCCTTGATATAAGCGGTCTAACCTCACGCCATAGGCTTACTTCGTCTGCCTGCGCCAGTTCTTGTGGTTTCCTTGCCATACCTATTAGCCTTGAAATACTGGGGGCATAATCGCTCCCCGAGGTAGCAACGTATATTTTAAGCCCCTGCATTATGTACTCATATTCGTAATCTGCTAAGAATTCGCTCCACATATTAAGTGTTTCGGTTGGATTGTCTACCTTAAAACTGGGATACGTGGAATTGATAACCATTAAAAGCTTTTTGCATTCATCCCTATTCATAACATACCTCCTACGCATTTAACCAAGTATCTAAAACTGATTTTTGGGGTTTATCATCCGCACCCCTGTTGTCATATTTCCCCTCTAATACTTTTGCAAGATTATTCTGATTTATCAAAAAGTCAAAGTCTGCTATCCACCCTGTTTTCCCTTTGCCTTTGCAAAAATCGCTATGCTCTGCCTTATCAAACCCCTCTTTTATTTCCTCGATTGTATATGCCTTTAGTAAGTTCTTAATGGCTTTTTTTCGCTTATCAGTTACTTTTTTTACGGATGGTAAAGATGGGCAATACAAAGCGTAAATATCTAGTACATCCTGCACCGCCTCGCCTATTGTAGTATTATTCTTATCTATTTCTATTTCTTCTTCTTTTTCTTTTTCTTCTCTTATCTTATCTGCCTCGCTAACATTAGATTTACAGATATTAACATCGTTAGTTTTACTGTTAGTTTTACATTCTATCTGCTCTTTTTGTTTTGCCCTATATTCCCTCATATATTCACGCATATATTCATTTTTCTGCTCGATTTTATCAAGATTTTGGTGCTTTCCCCAGTTCGGTATTGTAACGACTCCCTCAATAATTTCTATCATTCCAAAATCCTCAAAAGTCTTTAAGGCTAATCTGACCGTGTTTATATCTCTCCGAAATATAGTAGCCATCATTTCATCGGTATAAGCTATCTTGTCGTTAAGCATAAACACGCCATTGTTATTGTTTTTTCCTGCAAGGCATAACAACTTGAACCATATAACGATTATGCTATCAGCACTTGGTAAACTCTCAATTAAAAGCATCTTATCATCGTCAAAAATATCCGTTACAATCTTAATCCATTTTACATCTGCCATCTTAAATCTCCTGCATAGAAAAACCCCTGTAATTCGCATGTGGGTACGAACTACAGAGGTCTTCCAGTTGATACAATATTAAGTTATCGCAGATACGACACCCACATATCGTATCAACATTTTCATTATAGCAAATCCTTAAAGCTATTACAAGCCCTTTAACGCCATTCCTGCCTCAAATTCACGGTACAGCTTAAACCAATCATCCAATGTCATTGTTACAAGCACCTCGTGGTTATCGGTCTTATGGAATACCGCAGGGATGTTATCCTTTGCATCACGCTTTGCCTGCTCCATCCATTCGTAATCGAAAGCACGGTTTTTATAATGCTTTGCTTCAACGTGGATATACGGCAAACCTACAACATCGGATGCATCTTCGGTAGCACCGCAATACTGTTGCGTACGCCGTGCCTCATAGCCCTGCTCCCTAAACATCTTTGCCAATGTGCGCTCAAACCTTGCACCCTTTTGCTTACTGTTTACCATTCTTTTTCTCCATCCAGTACACCGAATATTTTACGGGGTTTCCGTCCTTGTCTATGTCATATTCAAGACTTGATGCAATCGGATAACCTTTTTTCTTAAGGTTAAAAATAATTGCCGATAATCTGGTTGCGTGGAATTTCTGTATTGCATCCCAACTGGTTATACTCTTACCGCTTTGCAGGTAATCTAATACCTTTTGTGTTTTGGTAGTCATTTTTCTCCTTTCTGTGGGGGATTGCTCCCCCACGGTTGACCGTTTATAGGGTTGATTGTGGATTTATTAAAGCCGTGATATATTTTCCTTGTTTACAGTTACTATTTGGTTTTTCGCAGATAAACGGTCGTTAGATAGGGTTAACGGTTACATATTCATAGCACCTTGCTATAAATAACTTTTAATAAATTCACGGATAAAATCTTCCCGTGTGCCGTAATGGGATTCGTAATATTCCTGCCCCATACGTTTTAAAATTAGGTCGTTTTCTTTGTTAAAATGCACACCCTCATTTGATGCGTTATGGTGCATCGGACACAGCTTTACGGTTAAGCCATATTTATCGGATGTTTTTCTTCTTCCACTTGTGCCACCTGCGTAAATATGATGGGTACACAAGTTTCTTGTATTTGAATGTCCATACAAGTACCGACACAAGAAGCATTCGTTTTCTCCAATCATTCAAATCACCCCTTTTAACACTTCATTTCTTTTGGCGATTGCTTCTTCCAAGGTTTTAAATCTTCCATATTCCTTGTGCTGAAATCTAAACCGATAAACCTTGTCACTTTTATGAAAGTAAATATAGCGTTCCCCAGTGTTGGTTTCTACCAATTTAGGCTTACGCATTCTTTCAACCGAATAACGAATGTTCTCTTTGGTAGTAACCCACTCCAAATTAGAAGCGTTATTGTTTGCTCTGTTATAATCCATGTGATTAACAACACTTTTATGGTCTGGGTTAGGGCAAAACGCATCTGCGACTAACCTATGAACATAATGGCTTTTACGCTTATGGTCTCGATTTAATCCGACAATCAAATAACCGTTCCCATTATCTGAAGGAGTAAGAATCTTCTCTCCTACTTCATACCTCCGCTTGCCATTATTCCATTTTTGAATGGATTTAACTCGTCCTTGGTTGCTGATTTGATAAAAACCTTCATAACCTTTTATGTCTTTCCATATTTCATTTTCCCCAAGCATTTAACATTTTCTCCATATCTTTATCGCTTATCGTGGGTATTCCCAGATGCTTGCACTCTTCTACGGTGGAATCTATAAGCTGTGACATTTCTTTTCTGGTGTACGTGTGGGATGGTCGCATCACCGCATAAAAGTAAAGTGTTTTGCCATTCTCGACCTTTGTGCCTATCGGTCTTACGTGCAAGGTTTCCTGCTCCCACATCTTTTCTACATCCAAATTTGTCTTTATAGACCACGCCTCGCCGTTATCGTTTAAGTCTGGCTGTCCGCTTGTTGCAATCATCCGATTTTTAACAAAAACATCGCTTCGGTCGATTTTTTGTCCGATTTCCCTGCATAATGCGTGGAAGTAAGCATTTGCATTTAAAGACCGTTTCGGGCTGTACTGGTTTATCTTTAATACAAGCTCTTTTTCCTTTAAGCCCTCAAACGCTTCTTCTATTTCAGCAGGGGGATTGTCTACCGCAAAGCATATTAAAGTCTTATGCCTGCGGTAGTCAACCGTTATATCATTAAGGTTACCTTTTAGCTCCATTTGCTTTTCCTATGATATCTGAATACATCGTAGGCGTTAACTCGGTGAAGCTCTTAACCTTGTAAAGCTCCATTGTCTTTTCCACATTTACGCCCTTTTTAATAAGCAATTCTTCAAGGATTTTTGCATCCTTTTCTGATATCTTCGCAGGCGTTACCTCGTGGCTTTCCTTGTCTGGGTCTACCATTTCCTCGGTAGGTATGCAGAATACTTGGAAACAAGCGTATTTAAACGCTATCGACATTGCCTTATTTGTTGCCTTATCTCCGCTATCCATTCCCTCACCGATAACCGTTGCGGTAATACTTGAACCGTCCTCGGCATAAAAGGTATACTTAACCTTTACGATGCTGTAAATAAGTGTACCGCCTTTTGTGGTCTGGCGTTCTTCCCTTGTCTGCTCTAATACCTCTGGCACGATAAACAACTTGTATTTTACCAAAGCAGGATTTATAGCGTTCATCACGGCATCTATGCCCCTAAACATAAAGCCCTGCGTGGTGTTCTTGCTTGTCTTACCGATTGCCCCGATATCTTTCATTACCGCTGATACAGTTTCAAAAATGTTCATTTTTCTTTCCTCCTACTTGATTGTTATGTGTCTGCCCCTCGGCTCTAAATGCGCAAATCCCAGTTCCTTGCCCTCGGCTATTGCCTTGCGGATTAACTGATTATCTGGCTCGTATTTTATCCGCATATAGTTTGCAGGTACATCGCCATCAATCTTAAGGGGCTGTAAACCGCCGTTATTTGCGATTTTAAGCGTGTATTCGCCTGCCTTAATACTTTCCTTACCTGCAACATCCATCGCCCTTATAAGAGCCTCTTTCATACGCTTAACGTGGTTTTCTCGGATTTCCTTTTTTCTCTGGAATGCCTCAATAGCCCTATCGCATTCCTGCGCCTCCATTTCAAGCTGTTTAATCACATTGGCATATCCGTTGCCTTTTGCTTCAAGCTCCGCATCAAGGCACTCCAAGCTATCTAAAAATGCCTGCTCGTCTTCTTCATCCGTTGCCAAATCATAAAGCCTTAAATACTCCCCTTGCAAATCATATAATGTCATTTTCTTTTCTTCCTCCCGATTGCAAAATAATTGCCCTTTTCGCCGATGTTATAATGTTCTAACCCGTCCTCGGTCTTGCCCTTGTAATTCGCATCGAATACATCGAAACGGTCGGGGCGTTCGTGCGTAACATCTGCCACCTGCTTCACGGCATCGCTGATACCGTTAGGCATCTTTCTGGTTTCAACCTTTGCAAAGATGTAGTAAACATCCCTGCCTGCATCCGCTTTTACCTTTAGCATTTAATCCTCCTTTTCTAAAACCATACGGATTTTTAATTCCGTAATCTTACTGGGTTTCTGCTTTCCACATTCCACACGGTTGATGGTCTGCGTGGTAAGCCCACACATTTCAGCTAACTTGCGCTGTCCGATACGGTGTGTGGCTCTGTAACGCATCATTTCATCTGCCAATGCCAT